TACTTGATTTTGATGTTACTGGAAGAGAACCAAATAAAGATGGTGGTCTAAATCATTTGCTAGGATTCTAAAATGGACATCGGTAAATATAAACAAGCTTTAAGCCATATGCTTAAAGATGATCCTTTAAAAAATATAACTTTTAATTCTGAAGCTAGATTAGTTGATAATGATCCTATTGGTTATGCAACAGGTGGTAGAGTAGGATTTGCTAAAGGAACAGATCCTTTTTATGGAGGATATATAAGACAAATTGGAAATAAATATTATTTAACAATTGGTTCAGATAAATCAGAATTTCGTTATGTAAAATCTTATCCAACAAAAAAAGAAGCAGAAACAGATAGAAAAACACAGCTGGATAAAATTAATAAAATTGTACAAAAAGAAAAACAAGGTTATTTAACAGGACCTGAATTAGTAGATTATTTAAAACAAAAAAGAAATATTGATGTTAGTAAATCTTCTATTGCAAGAATAGCTGAAAGCGCTGAACTAGAATCTAAACCACATAAATATGGAACAGGTAATTCTAAGCTTTATAAAATACCAACAGAAGAAGAATTAGATAAATTTAAAACTAATAAATTAAAACAATATGCAAGTCCAGAAGCTAAACTTTTATATGATCAAAGAATTGAAAGAGCTAAAGAATTACTTCAACAAGGTAAATCCAGAGATGAAACAGCAGACATAATTAAAAATGAATTTAAAGAAATTTCTAATGGTAAAAGCACAGCTATAGATGCTGCAAATCAACTAAAAGAAAAAGGTATAGATGTTATTTCAAAAAAAGAAGGTTTAAGTTCTACAGCTTCAACTAAAGTTATAAATAATTTAAATGCTTTAAATCAAGATGAACAATTAAAAAATATTTTATCAAATCCAGATTTTTCTTTAGGAAAAGATTTGTCTAAAGCTACAGATAGAATTAAAAAAATATTACCAAATTCTACGGATCAAACAGCCGAAAGGCAATTAGGACAATTGCTTTATGAATATTCAGGAAAAGGACCCTATAATATAAAAACAGATAACCCAGATTTATTTAATAATGCAAATAAATTATATTTTGCAGAAAAAGGTTTTGGTAAACCATCTTCAGCTATTCAAAGAATAGGAACTGAAGGAAGAGTTGCGCAACAAGTTGGAGAAGAAAGAACATTTTTTCCAAATATGAGAAAAAGAGTTTCTGAATATACACCTGAAGGTTTTTCAATGGATGAAATAAAATCATTAAGATCTTCCGATATAAACAAAACTGGATATTATTCTTTATTTTCTCAAGGAATTGATTCTGATATTAATGCAGATAAAGGAAGAACTATTGATAGATCTATTGGCAAGGCAGAAAAAGGTTTACAAAATTTAGATCCTGATGATCCTAACTATGAACAATTAAGAGAAAATATTAAAAATAAATATAATAAAGAAGTTAGACAATTTACACTTAAAGCAAATGCAAATTTAAAGAAAGGACAATTACCAATAAGAGGATTAGAATTAAGTTTTGATTCTCCAAAAGATTCTATAGTTAGATATAATGAATTAAAAAAAACACATCCAGAATTAATAGAAGGTATTAATAATATATATGATGAGCATGGATATTCTTTTAAAGTTCCAAAAGATGTAAAAACAGTTTATGAAAATTTAGATTACCTTAGAACACAACAAGGACAGAAGAAAGTAACACAATTATACGAACAAGGGGCATCCAGATTATATGGAGAAGTGTTTCCAGGAGCTTCTGTTGTATCTAATTTATTAGAAAACCCTGTTGCATTAAATACTATTGGATTAGTAAAAAATTTTTCTAAAGCCACAGGTCTTCCAATTAATGCTGCATTTGGAGCTGTTTTAAATTCAGAAGAAATGAGAAAAAAAGGTCTTGATATACCAGAAACTTTAATTGCTGGAGCAGGTAAAGGAGCAATAGATGATTTATTTAATTTTTTAAGTTATGGGTATAGAGCTCCTATAGCATTAGCTAAAAATATAAGTGAAATGCCTTTCAAAGAAAAAACAAATTTTGATTTTGAAAAATTTAAACAAAATTTAGGAGAAGATCCAGTTAATATTGCAGGATGGCTTATAGATAAATATTTAAGTAAAAAAGATCCAAATGAAAAATTAAAAAATTTAACAAATTTTGAATGGGAAAAATCTCAACCTGCTATTGGATTAGATGAAACTTCTGTTCCATATAATGAATTTTATTTCCCTGATGTTACATCAAATAAAACACAAAAACAAATAGAACAAGAGAAAGAATATTTAAAAAATGAAATTCTTAAAAATAACCCAGATCTTCAAAAAGAGATAGAGGACTGGAATAAAAATATAGAATTATCAAAACAAGTTTAAATTAATGACTAAAAGACTAACAACCACTATACCTCCTTTAAAAGGACCCTGTTCGCAAGGCTTGAATATACCTGATAAAAAGGTTAGGATAGTTAATCCGGAGAAAAATATAAATGGCAGAAATAGACAAGTCGCTTCCAAATACAATAACAAATAGTACGCGCCCCGACGAGGTAGCACTAGATGTTGCTACAGCTAATCAAGAAGCTCCACAAGGGCCAACTGAGACAACTGAAAATCCAGACGGAAGTGTTGACATTAATTTCGACCCTCGCAGCCCGCAGCTAGACGCTGGCAAAGATCACTTTGCAAATTTAGCAGAAGTTTTAGAAGACGATATTTTAGGACCTATTGGCTCAGAGCTAATGGATGATTACACAGATTACAAATCATCAAGAGAAGATTGGGAAAGAACTTATACAAATGGTTTAGATCTTTTAGGATTTAAATACGAACGTAGAACTCAGCCCTTCAGAGGAGCATCGGGTGCAACGCATCCAGTTCTTGCAGAAGCTGTAACTCAGTTTCAAGCTTTAGCTTATAAAGAATTATTACCAGCAGATGGACCCGTTAGAACTCAAGTGATGGGAGCTACAACTCCTGAGAAGGAGCAGCAAGCAGCGAGAGTCAAGGAATACATGAACTATCAAATTATGGATGTCATGAAAGAGTATGAACCAGAGTTTGATCAGATGTTATTCTATTTACCATTATCAGGTTCTACATTTAAAAAAGTTTATTATGATTCAGTATTAGGAAGACCGGTATCTCAATTTATTCAAGCAGAAGATTTAATTGTTCCTTACACAGCAACTTCTATTGAAGATGCTGATGCAGTTATTCATGTGCTTAAAGTTTCTGAAAACAATTTACGTAAACAACAAGTATCAGGATTCTATAAAGATATAGAATTAACCCCAACAGATGATGATGCTGTTACTAATCAATTAGATGAAGCTAAGAGAAGAATAGAAGGAATTAGAAAAACACAAGGTGCAGATGTTTATACATTATTAGAATGTCATGTTAATTTGGATATTGAAGGATTTGAAGATATGGATGCTTCTGGTGAGCCCACAGGTATTAAACTTCCATACATTGTAACAGTAGAAGAAGCTTCTAGAAAAGTTTTATCCATTAAAAGAAACTGGAAACAAGAAGATCCTAAAAAAGAAAAGATTCAATATTTTGTACACTTTAAATTCTTACCAGGACTTGGTTTTTATGGATTTGGTTTAATTCACATGATTGGTGGTTTATCTAGAACTGCAACAAGTGCTTTAAGACAATTAATTGATGCAGGTACATTATCTAATTTACCAGCTGGATTTAAATCAAGAGGTATTAGAGTTAGAGATGATTCACAGCCTATACAACCAGGTGAATGGAGAGATGTTGATGCTCCAGGAGGAAACCTTAAAGATTCATTTATGCCATTACCATTTAAAGAGCCATCACAAACGTTATTAGCTCTTATGGGTGTTGTGGTTCAAGCAGGTCAAAGATTTGCATCTATTGCTGATTTACAAGTAGGTGATGGTAATCAACAAGCAGCTGTTGGTACTACGGTTGCTTTACTTGAAAGAGGAAGCAGAACAATGTCAGCTATTCATAAAAGAATTTACGCAGCTTTAAAACAAGAGTTTGGATTATTAGCTACACAATTTAGAGTTAATCTACCTCCGGTATATCCATATGATGTAGTAGGTGGACAAAGACAAATTAAACAAAATGATTTTAATGACAGTGTTTCAATTGTTCCAGTTGCAGATCCAAATATATTTTCACAAACACAAAGAATATCTTTAGCACAAACTGAAATGCAACTTGCTGCAGCTAACCCTGGTATTCATAATACATATGAAGTTTACAGAAACATGTATGAAGCATTAGGAGTAAAAGATATTGATAAGATTTTAGTACGACCTCAACAACCACAACCAAAGGACCCTGCATTAGAACACATAGATGCTCTTGCAGGGAAACCGTTCCAAGCATTCCCTGGACAAGACCACAGATCTCATATCACTTCGCATTTAAGTTTTATGGCAACGAACATGGCAAAGAATTCTCCAGTACTAATGGGTGCATTAGAGAAAAATATTTTTGAACATATTTCTATTATGGCACAAGAACATGCACAGATGGAATTTAAACAAGAGATACAACAATTACAAATGATGACTCAACAGATGCAACAAATGGGTCAACAGAATCCACAAGCAATGCAACAGATGCAAATGCAAGCCAAGATGGTTCAAGAAAAAATTGAAGCTAGAAAAGCACAATTAATTTCTGATGCAATGGAAGAGTTCTTAAAAGAAGAACAACAAATTTCATCTCAATATGGTAATGATCCAATAGCAATGTTAAGATCTAGAGAATTAGATCTTAGAGCTCAAGAAAACGCTATTAAAGAACAACAAGCTAAGGAAAGAATTAATCTTGACAAGATGAGAGCAATGATGAATCAATCTTCACAAGACGAAAAACTACAGCAAAATGAGGATTTAGCTAAGATGAGAGCTAGTACTTCTTTACAAAAGACAGTTTTATCTGCTAAGTTAAAAAAAGATAGTGAAAATTTTAAAAAATAAGGTATAAATATGGCTATGAAAAATAAAAAGAATGATTCACAAGGAGTTTACGGTACTCAAGTAGGAGACCATAATAAATTCTTAAATTCTGACGGTTACAAAAAAGGTGGCATTGATGTTGAAGTTACTAGCAAAGATGAAACACAAAGCGTCCAAGTAAAAGGCCAAAGCAGAATGTTACCAGAAAAAAAATCTAAAGCTGAATG